CCGCTCGGGCAAATCGCGCTACGCCGGGCGGCGCTTGATTGAAAGCGCGGTGCGCAATCCCGGCAGCAAGTTCCTGTGCCTGGCGGAGAACTTTGAGAGCAGCATCGAGACCCAGCAGCAAATCCTGTGGCACTACCTGCCCAACGAGTTCAAGGCGCTCAACGGCAAGCAGAGCAAAAAGTTCTACATCAAGTATTCGAGCCATCACGGCTTCTCGGACCAACTGCTGGCGCTGCCGGGCGGCACGAAGTTCATGTTCAAGACCTACCAGCAAGACCCGGCGGACATGGAAGGCCAGATGTTCGGGTTGTCAGGGCGGACCATCCCGGCGGTGTGGGCGGATGAGAACCTGCGGGTGAACTGGTGGCTGATGCTGCAACGGCGGTTGCGCTTTCAACAGGCGCAACTGATCTGGTCCTTCACGCCCATCAACGGCATGACGGCCACGATCAAGGAAGCGGTGGGCGACGCACCGCAGACGTTGGAATCGCGTTACGCCGAGCTGCTGACGGGGCGCGTGAACGTGCCGGGCTTGCCGGAGGGGCACATGCCCTACGTGCAGCGGGCGGCCACCACGCGGGCGCGCGTGATCTACTTCTTCTCCGAGTTCAACCGCTTCGGCGACGGTCAGCGGACGTTCTACGATGCGGTGAAGGACGATTGCCGGGGCAAGGACGGCAAGCCGAGGTCGGCCGAATACATTCAACGCATCGCCTACGGCTACACGCGCGACACAGTGGGGCGGCCCTTCCCCAAGTTTGGCGAGTGGAATGTCATCAAGCCCGAGCGCATTCCCGCCGGCACGGACTACCAGTTCACCGACCCGGCCGGGGCGCGCAACTGGGCGACGCTGTGGGTGCGCGTGGCGGCGGACGGCCGGTTCTACATCGTGGCGGACTGGCCGGATGCGGCGACCTATGGCGAGTGGGCGGTGCCCAACTTGGAGGGCAGCGGAGATTCACCCGGCAAGCTCTACAAGGCCGGCCCGGCGCAGAACTCGCTGGGGCTGGGCACCACGCAGTTGCGGCAGACGTGGCGGGCCATCGAAGCCGAGCTGGGCTTGGACGTGGCGGCGCGGTTTATTGACCCGCGGGCGGGGCGGAATCCCCACGCGGAGGTGCATGGCGGGACGTGCTTGATTGACCAGCTCGCGGAACCGGGCGGGGAAGACGACCCGGGCATGGAGTTTCTGCCGGCCAGCGGGACGGACGTGCGCACCCGGATTGGCGAGGTGAACAAGCTGCTGTTCTGGCACGAGGACGCCAAGCTGGACATGGTGGCCAACGCGCCGTCGCTGTTCGTGAGCGAGCGGGCGGAGCAGGTGATCGCGTGCTTCAACCACTGGCCCGGCCCGGACGCGGGCGAGAAGGAACCGAACAAGGACTTTGCGGATTTGCTGGGCTACATGGCCATGCAGAATTTGGAGTGGATGGATGAGAAGAGGGAAAGGTGTTACGTATGAGTGAGAAGGTAACGAAGATAGCAAAGACAGACACGCCGAGAACGGATGCGGCGTGGGCAGACACTGGGACAAACATCGTTGAGTTCGCCCGGCAGTTGGAGCGGGAGCTTGAACTGGCGCAGGCCAAGGCGAGCGCGGCGGCGCTTGGTCCGGGGCTGGTTAAGGCGATGAATCGAATTATCACGGAAGGATTTCAGTCCCGCAATTTGATCCCGGACGAGCCGGTGGATGACTACGTGCTGCGCCAATTAGCTGCGCTGCGGCAGGCTTTGGCGGAGCTTGAGAATCTGAAAGGACAGTGATGACTTTTGCCAGTGTCCCATTCCACGGTTTCAATGTGCCGCTGATTGAGGTCAGCGACGACGAGACGATGCAAGAGTGCGAGGACTGCCACGACTTGTTTTGCCTGCTGCAAATTCGGCTCAACGAGGACGGACACTTCCGTTGCGACCGCTGCACGGCACATAATCGCAACGCGTCACCTTGACGACCGCAAGCCGTTCTGCTTGAGTCCCGGCACGCACTCCGTCGTGCGCTGGCTGGGCGTTGACTCTGAACGCCTGATGACTGCTGCATACGACTCGACGGAGGACAAGCTTCTCCAGACCACCCGCGAGCCTGATCTCGACCTGCTGTTGCAGGAGTTCGAGAAGGCCGGCGGTTACACCAACTGGCAATGGCGCGCCAACCAGGGCGACCGCACGCGGTTCATGCGCTGGGCTGGCCAGCACCCGTCGGGTCGCAAGAAACGCGAACTGCTCGGGGATGCCTGCCTGCCGTGGGACAACGCGGCGGACACCCGCGTGCCGCTCGTGGACGGCATCATCAAAGACCTGGCCAGCGTGTTGACCACCGCCGGAGCCCGGGCGCAGGTCAAAGCCATTCCCGCCAAAGCCGCGGACGAAGCCAAGGCCGCGCAGGTGGCCAAGCTCGTGAACCATTTCCGGCAGCAACGCCGGCGGGAGCTGGGCCGCGAGCGCGAGCTGGTGGCCAACCTGATGCTGGCCTACGGCCTGGCGGTCTGGCAAGTGTGCTGGGAGCGGCGCGTCAGCTACACGCGCACCACGGTCAACCTGCGGCAGTTGGCTGATGAATTCCCGGACGGCCCGGCGCTGGTGCAACTGGTGCTCGACCCGACGCTCGAAGACGCGGCGGTGGATGCGGCGCTGCGGTTGCTCGGCACGTTGACCAAGCCCCAGGCCCGGCGGATCGTGCGGTCGCTGCGCACTTCCGGCACCGCCGAGGTGCCCCGCCCCTACGTGACCTACCACGGGCCGGAGTGGACGGCGCGCAAGCTGGGCGAAGACATCTTCTTTCCGGCCAGCACCACGGACATGCAACGCGCCCGGGTGGTGTTTGTGCGGGACTTCCTGAGCGAGACGGAGCTGCGCGAGAACGTGCTGACCGATGGCTGGGATGAGGCGTGGGTGGAGGCGGCGCTCAAGACGCGCGGCATGGTGATGACGTGGGACAACCAGTTGGGTGATGTGATCCACGAAGGCGACCAATACACCAACGCCACGCGCACCGACACCAAGGAGGATTTGGTGGAAGTGGTGTGGGCCTACGTGCGCAGCGTGGACACCGAGGATGTGCCCGAGGTGTGCTGCACGATCTTCTGCCCCAATGCCACGAAGAATGACCAGGGCAACCGCATCTATGCCAAGCACGGCCCTTGCGGTTACGCTCATGGCAAATACCCGTTTGTCGAGGTGCAGCAGGAACGGGTCAGCCGCCGGCTCGTGGATTCGCGCGGGGTGCCCGAGGTCGCGGCGACGTGGCAGGATGAGGTCAAGACGCAATGCGACATGCTGGCCGACCGGTCCACGCTGGAGGTGAATCCCACCCTGCTGGTGCCGGCCAACAAATTCGGCCAGAAGTATCGCATCGGCCCGGGCATCAAGGTGGAGAAACCGCTCGGCGGCACCAAGGCGCTGGAGTATTTGGAACCGCCCACGGGCAATCCCAGGCTGGCGTTTGAAGTCATCGCCATGGTGCTGCGGCGGGCGGCGGATTACTGGGGCCTGCCGCATCCCGAAGTGGTGCCGGCCAAGTGGCAGGCGCGGCTTCAGCAGGCGGTCGAGAACTTCCTCGCTGCCGAAGAAGAGGTTTGCACGCAGACGTTGCAGTTGGCCCAGCAGTATTTGACCGACGAGGAATTGCAACGCATTGGCGGGGGCTTGGAAGGCTTTCCCACCACGGCGGCGGACATCGCGGGCGAGTATGACTTCCAGCTCGTGTTCGACGCGCGCGACCTGGACATGGAGTTCACGTTCAAGAAGCTCGACGCCATCAGCAAGCTGGTGGTGCCCAACGACCGGGGCGGCGCGATTGACTTTAACAAATACACCGCGCTGGCGCTGGCAAGCATCGACGCCACCATGGCGCAGACCATCCTGCAAGATCAGCAGGGGGCGGCGGGCAAGGTGTTCGAGCAGGTCAACCGGGACGTGGCGTTCATGGCCCTGGGCAACGAACCGCAATACCCGCAGAACGACCCGACCGCCGCGATGAAGCAGCAGTTCCTGCAAGTCATCGTGCAGAACAATCCGAAGTATCAGCAGGCGCTCGCGCAGGACGAACGGTTCCGCGACCTGATGGAGAATTACAGCAAGAGCCTCAAGCAATCCGAGATGCAGCTGGGGCAGAACGTGGTCACGGGGCGGACGGGCGTAAAGCCGGTCAGCGCGGCGTAAGAGCAAGGCATTCGCATGAGTCACCAGCAATTTGACACACTTGGCGGCGATAAATGGGACCGCAACACCTGCCAGCTAAAGGCGTGGGTGGACCCGCAGGATTTCAGCGGATTGGTCAACTTGCGCATATTCGGGCGGCCATCAGAAAGCCGCTACGCCATTCTGGCCAATGAGTTGACGTTCAAAACGTTTGGGCCGGGCGACCCGGAAGACGCGCAATGGCGTGCGCCGGATGCCCGGCTGCGGCCGGAGGCAGCGCAAAGGCTGATGGATGATTTGTGGAATTGCGGCTTTCGCCCGAGCGCAGGGCGCGGCAGCGCGGGCCAGTTGGATGCAGTGCAATGTCATTTGTCTGATTTGCAGGAGGCCAACACCAAATTGCTGGATGCGTTGGTGGCTAAACTAAACGGGTGGAAAAAAATATGAGCCAACTGGTGCAACAACAGCGGGAGATCGAGCGGGCCGACTTGGTGCGGGCCATTCAGGCGTTGGATGAGCAGGGGCTCGTGTTGCGCGCCTTGCGCGTCATCACGGACGAGCTGATCGAGCAGGTCAGCCAAGACTTGGAAGACCCGGAGGTGGTGGGCGAGACGGGCCACAAGCTCGCCGGCCGGCTCGGCGGCATCAGAGCCGTGCGCAATGAAATCGAGAACTGGCGGGCCGTGCCGTTGAAAGAGGAAAGTTGAGAGTTGAAAGGAAAGCCATGAGTGCCGAGGAATTCCAAAAGCTGCCGCTGATGGTGTCGCGCCGCCAGGTGCTGGCCGTCACGGGCTGGGCCAAAACGACGTTCTACAAGCAGATTCAAGCCGGAGTCATCAAACCGGTTCAGGCAACGCCGGGCGGGCATCAACGCTTCCGCAAGCTGGACCTGAAGTTCCTTTTGTCGTCCTAAACCGTCCTAAACCGTCCCAAATCGCCGCGCGTCCCCTTGGGATGTCGCGGCGGTTCTGCTTTATGGGGGACGACAGCTTCATGTGGATGCGCTGGGCTCGCACGGGCCGAAGCACCGCAGCGTGGTGGTGGACGACCCGCCCAAAGTGGTCGGTGTGCAACATGCCAACTCAAACCAAGCCGGACAACGCGACCCCGGCGGCAACTCGTGGCGCGGATGCAACGACGGAAACGGCGAGCAATCTGGCGGTCCTGATGGGCTTTCAGCAACTCGCCACGGAAACCAGTTCGGGAGCCGCGCAGGCGGCCGACGAGCCCAACTCACAACCCGAGGCTGGTCCGGTCAAAGCCGATCTTTCACAACTCGAAACGGCTTCCGACGGCGCAGAGGGTGAAGCTGAAGGTGAACCGCTGAGGGATGAGAGTCCCGCAGCCGAAGCCGACAGTGACGCCGAGGCGAGTGCGGAAGAAGAACAGCCCAAGGACGACGCGGACAAGACCGACGAAGAAGTGATCGAAGGTCTCCCGCGCCGTGCCCGCAAGCGGATTGACAAGCTGACCGCGCAAAAGAAGGCGCTGGAAGCGGAGCTGGCCCAGCTACGCGCCAAGCCGCCCGAGGCCAAAGCCACCGAAAGCGCGCCGGTCATCCTGCCCCCCACCAACCCCCTGCACCAGATCGTGGACCTCCGCGAACTGGAGGCGGTCGAGGCCAAAAGCCGCGACACCGTGCGGGCGGCCGAGCGGGCGCTGGACGCGCTGGATGCGCTGCGCGAAGACCTCGACGCCGACCCCGACGCCGTGGTGCGCCAGCTCAAGGCCGCGAAGTATGAACCGCCCGAGGACCGCGAGGGCCTCGTGAAGTTCATCCGGGACTTGAAGCAGAACATCCGCGGGCAAAAGGAGCACGCGAGCGAGGCGCTGGAGGCAGTGCCCAAGCGCCGCTCGCACTTGGAGCACGAAGCAAGGGTCATGGAACTGGCCGCCGAGGATTATCCCTGGCTCAAGACCAAGACCGGCGAGGAATACCAGCTCTTTGAGCAGGTGGTCAAAAGCCGGCCGTTGGTCAAGCAGATGGGACCGGACTGGCCCTTTGTGGTGGCGGTGCAGATTGAAGGGCTCAAGGCCCTGCAAGCGCGCCGCGCCGCCAAGGCCAAAGCCGCCCCGGTGATGACCAAGCCCGCCCCGCCCAAGACGCCCAGCCGCAGCGCGCCGCCCCGCGTGGCCGCCGGCAGCGCCGCCCGAAGCCGTTTCGAGCAGACTGGAA